TGCGACCAAAAATAGTATAAGCATACCCATTGCTCTTAATGAACTCATTTACAAATTCCATGTAGGAGAAAATACCTGGGTACACATTCTTATAGTTATTAATAATCTTTTCGGCTCGCTGCATAGGGATTCCCATAGTTTCCGCTAAGTTGAAAGGTCCTCCCCCATATACAATTAAAAACGATACAGTCTTTGCGATCTGTCGCTCCTGCTTGGTGATGTTCTCCTTATTAAATAGCAACCTTGCGGTATATGTGTGAAGGTCTGCGCCCTGATTGAATGCTGTTTGCATATTACCTTCCTTAGCGATATGAGACAGAACTCTTAGCTCCATCGCTGCGTAGTCGGCTGCAATAAAGACGCTACCCTCTGGGGCTGTGAAAATACTCCTGATGTTCGTCTCGGTCTCCCTGGGAAGCGTGTGAAAGGAAACTCCCATAGCCTTCTTGGCATTGTAAGCAGCACAAGAAAGGCGACCAGTCGAAGTGCCATCAAATCTAAAGTCTACAAAGACCTTGTTGGTTCCGTTGTACTCAATAGCACTGCGCGTACCTTTGATATAAGTCTTGGCAAGTTTCTCAGACTTGCGTAGATCGAGAAGACCTTTTAGAAATCTCTTGGACTCTTGAAGCTGCTCCGTAGTCTTGGATTTCACCACAGACTTACTTACCTTCTTACCTTCATCTCTATGTTGCCACTTACCCACGGGACGCTAACTCCTCATCTATATGTTCCAAAAGTAATTTAAGTGTTGGAGCCGAAACAGAAGGCTTTCCACTCGCTGTCTTGTCAGGAGGGAATAGCTCCATCCCCCCCTCTCTAGTATATAAAACCTCAATAAGATCCTTGTTTGAGGAAAGGTTGTCCGTTTTCTTTACACTCTTACAGGTGTACAGATAGTCCTCCTCGTTCATATTTTTTGTGTTTAACTGTCTCCCTACAGCGTCAAGAACAGAAGGGTCTACATCTAAACCGTTGTACTCCATGTCTGCAAAGGTTTCTAGTGAAGGCATAACAATCTTCTCAATCAATTTAAACATAGGTTGCCCCTCCATCTTTTCACAGATTAGATTAAAGAGTTTGAAAGTAAAATAGGCATCCATCGCATTGCCTTCACAGCAATCAGATAGAGGCATATTGGCCCAGTCAAATTTACTAGGGTTGTCTATAGTGAGCATGGCTATATATAATAGGAGTAATCATGAGAATATTTATTTGCATACTGATGTTAATCGCGCTGTCCAGTTGTGGCACAATCAAACACGCTGTTGGTGGAGCTTTGGGTGGTGGGTTGACCGCAGCCTTCATCCCAGAGCCAGCAGCGGTCGCAGCAGGGGCAGCAGGGGGAGTAGTGGTCACAGAAATGATCTTCCCCTCTGCAAGCCCTACTGCTATTGCAGGACAAGTAATGGCGGGAGGACCAGTTCAAGGCTCTACGGCATCTACGCTGCATGAGACAGGTGGATTAATTAAGACGCTAGGCTACTGGTGGTTAATCCTCTTTGTGTTCCTTCCCCTCTTCAGAAAGAACGGTCGGAACTGGTTTAAGAAATTTGGTCAGATCCATAACACCGTATCCCAAGCAGATATTGATGCAAGGGACGATGAACAGGATGTAATTATGAAGCATAATGAGAGTAGGATTGTTGCTCTAGAAGAAGCACTTAAAGACTCTCAAGCTCGGTCGGAAAGTAAAGCTTAACCAGATCCATCAAGCTCTTAGGAAGGTTCTCATCAATGAAGTGGTGCATGACCTTGGTATCCCATACGTTCTGAGTGTAGATTCCGTAATTGATTAAGAACTTAAGGTCAAACTTAGCGTTGTGGAAAACTTTCTTGCTCTTGGGGTTCTCTAGAATCTTCTTTAGGCTGGACCACACCTTACCATAATTATCAGGGTCTTGGTCTTCTGCGCCTTGTCGAAAGGGGCTATCCTTATGGTCCAAAGGAATGACCCAGTTCTTATCCTGAGAGGAGATTGCTATCGTTTGAATGTCATCGGTTCTAAAGTTGAGTCCAGTAGTCTCAATGTCCAGTGCAAGAGTATCAGAACTGTGCTCTAGCTCTTTCCCTAAAGACACCACATCCTCTACCTTCATTAGTGTTTCGTATGAGAACTTTCCTTCGTGCGTTTTGCCAAGTATGTATTTTTCATACGCATTTCTGACATCCGTTTGGAATAAGTATTTATGTCTAGGCTCTTTAACCACAAAATAAGGATGAAGGATAGGAACAACGATGCAAGAGTGCCCATTAGGAGTGGTGAATTCATAGGATTTTCCTCGTTTATGTGTGATGCCGCTCTTCTTAATGAGCATCTTCATTGCTAAATTCCCACAAGGGAAGACTAACTTAGGCTTTACTTTGTCGATGGTTGCTTCCAGATGGACCCTGCACAGTTTCATATTGTCAGGTGTCATGTCTGCCTCTTTAACAGAAGGGCACTTCACAGACGCAGCACACGCAAAAGCCTCAGGATACGAGGACTTTAGTAGCCTCATGTCTTGCTGGGTGAACGGAAGTAAGCTATTGGGCCTGTCCTTTAAGGTGTCTGAAAGAAACAAAACGGGAGACTCATCTAGCTCCTCATAATCCATGAAGGAATGGCACACCTTGCTCTTCTTTAGAATCGTGCATCCAGAGCATAAGGGGTTGTCCCCGTGTGTCTTGTGACCAGAATATAAATTATCTAACTCAAACATAACTATGATAGGGTATGAAAAATCATTACATCAACAACGAAGACTTTGAAAGCACCATCTTATCATACCAGAAAGAGCCTGAAATTTATGAGGATAAGCTAGTTTCTTTATTTGATTTGTTGATCACCAATATTATTGAATCTTTTAGGTTCAAGGTGGATCCAGATGACGCAAAACAAGAATGCTTCGCCTTGGTCCTCAAGACAGTTAAGAACTTTAAACCAAGAAAAGGAACAGCTTTCAACTATTTTACTACAATAGTAGTAAACAATCTAAAATTAATGTATACTCGGGAGAAGAAGTACAATATTAAGATTGAAAATTACATCGAAAAACGAAAAGATGATTTCATGTAATTTTTAACTGTCTCATTACATGGCTAAGGTAATCATCAGACTCGTAGCGATCTCTCTTTAGCTTAACGAGATGCGGGAGCTTAGTGGTGTTGTAGATTACAAAGCTATGAGGCATGTTAAAACTGTCCACAATATAAAGAGGGTCTCCTTCCTTGTTGGAGGAGTACTTCGCCTTTAACTTTTCCACTAACCTCTGGGAAGGCTTGTCCCATAAGGAGGTAAACAGGATATTTATTCTACCCCTATCTCTTTTCTGCTTCTTGATGATCTTGTTGAGATCATTCTCTTTCTTAAGAAAGTTTAGTTGAAACATTATTTCTTTTCTTTGTATTTCTTGGGAGAATCAGACGCTACATCCTCATTGAGGCGATCAGCGGTCTGCGCTTTGTCTAGAAAATTCTGGGGCTGAATAGGGGAGGTAGCACCAGACACATCAAGCTCTGATTGAATGAGGTCAGCAGTAGAGGCTAACTTCACGTCGCCATCATCACCTTCAATCACAGTAATACCAGAGGAAGCAAGCTCCTCTTGGTTCTCCTTCGCATACTTCTGAACCATCTCTGCAAGCTGTTTGTTCAAAGCCTCGATGCCTGTGACAAAAACAGTCTTTAGGAAATCTGCGTCCGTGATATCCTCGGGCTTACACACCTCAGCAAAGTTCTTGTATGCTATGGCTTCATCTTTCGTTAAATTAATTTGTAATCTCATTCTATTATTTCTCCTTTCGCGGACTTTGATTTTCCATTTGTCCACATCAAGTTTGATTTTAGTTTGGTCAGCGTCCATTGTACTATTATAGTGGGACAGGCATATTATGGAAGACAATTACGACATTTCTGCATTGAAGAAGAAAAAGCGCAAGAACAGTAGGGCTAAGGGGGCTACCTTTGAACGACAGATAGCCAACACCTTTAACGATAGATTCAACACCACAGAATTTTCAAGAAGTCCTGGGTCTGGTGCATTTGCTACCACTCACAATCTCCCAGACTACCTTAAAATTTATGGGGATTTAATCACACCACAGAACTTTAAATACTGTATAGAATGCAAGAAAGGATACAATAACCAAAACTTATATAGTTTATATAATTATAGTAGCGAGTTCTGGGGTTTTTTAGATCAATGTCAAAAAGATTCGGACAAGTGTTACAAAGCTCCTATGGTAATCTTTAAACAGGATAGACAGCCTACACTAGCTATTGTATCTTATTCACCAACTAGTCCCGTTGTTGAGACAGAAAAAACAATACAAATAGTAAAAAAAGAAATAACATATAGAATATACCTGTTTGATGAGCTACTTAAAGAACAAGATTCATTCTGGTTTAACTAAGAAAAGTTTCTAGTAGTTGGATGTGACCTTTAACGTACTCTTCAAAGCTAGAGTTGTTTTGAGGTCTAGCTACCTGCGGAATATCACCTTGGATTCTGGGGTCTTCTAATGTTCTTTTGGATATAAACGTCGAAGTTCTGGTGTCTCTTGTATCACCAGCAGCATCATTGCCCTCTTGTCCTACAGAAAGACATAATCCATCAACGCAGATAGTTACAGAAGCTCCTCCTGCCTTGAACTTAAACGTAGGCTCATCAGAATCGGGATCGTTTTGTGCGTTACAAATCTTATCGAAAAGCTCATTGTGTTTGATGTCCAGCATCTCCCCAGAGTCTGTTACAATTACTTGTGCCAGATTATTAGCATTCGATCCACAAATAAGTGCAGACTTAATCATGTAATCCTGTGCTGCCATCTGTCTCTGTTCAATATCCTCAGGAGTATCGTCTTCACTTCTTGGGACACCTTCGGAATCATTTTTAAGCATGTTATATCTTGCACATCGAGACACTCCTTCCCTTGCATATTCTCTATTGGAGAAGGCATTACTCCCATCCCCTTTGAACTCCTTCAGTACGTTCTCCCCGTTCTCGTTGATAGTAAAGAAAGCCTTACTGATTATGGCATGGGATTGATCCTCAAACGATAGCATAGAAGTAACTTTCTTTGCAAGTTGCTTTAGAACTCCTTCGGGAGTTTGACTTTTTATCTTCCCTTCCCCATCAATGTAAGTCTTGTCCTCTAATAATTGGCTAGTTGCAGCAGAGATCTCAGCCTCTAGGTTTCTGGCATATTCCTGTTGTCTTTCCTCTCTAGGCGTACTCGGACCACCGTACTGTCTAGTCTGCATTGACTGAGCGAACCCTGGCTCGATGTTCTCATCTACAATAAGATCCCCCGTAAGTAGATTTGTCATTCTGGTCTGATTATTAATCTCTCCAAACTTAGTACCTTTAAGTTTTGCCAATCTTTTCAAACCAATAGGAACATGATAGGTTCCGTCTGGTTGTTTCTTACTCACTGAGGATCCAATTGCTTTCGCCTTTGCTCGGGCTACTTTTGGATCAGTATATGTAAACACTAGGTCTGCTCGTTGACCTGTCTTGCTTACCTTTCCCCCTTCTATCACCCCGAAACCTGCACCTTTTGGAGGAGACATAAATTCAATAAAAGGTTGGACAGAATCAATTTCTCGCATGACCCCCTCAAAAAATGCCCCAGGATCTGCCATACTTTCTAGCAGGTCTCTCTGCACACTAAGTTCGTGTGCCAATTCGATGCTTTCCCCCGCATTATTATCCACACGTTCCATAATTTTCTTAAGTATCTTCTTATTTTTCTTGACAGTAGCTAATAGTAGATCCCGCGCCTCGTCCATCTTCTTCTGGTTTCCTTGAGCTATTAAAAGTCTTGTGGAAAAAGCCATGATTGATTCATAGAAAGTTCCTTTAATTGCATTCATAGCTTTCTCATCTTGTTCCACCTCGGGACTTAGTTGAGATAAATCCTCCGTACTGATACCACAGCCCCCATCCTCTTTAGAAGCAGCAATCTTTTTAAGGGCTAGTTTGTGCATGGCATTAGGCTTTCCAATTACGATACCTTCAGTTGTGTCATTCCCATAAAGAAGAAGCTTGCTACCTTGGAACATTCCAATGCGTTGCTTTACTATACTACATTTAAAATCAGTGGCATTATCCAGAAACCCCGTAAGAAATGCGGCAGACCTGGCTGCTTCAGCGACAAGAGCAGCATTCGCCTTACCCCCAGGTTTGGTTGTTCCGTCCTCATCAATAACCCTAACAGTAGTAGCCGTAGCTAGTTTGTACTCTAACCCCATACTTCCCTCACCCGCAGCGAAGTAAGACCAGGATCTTTTACAAAATCTCTTTAGAGTTTCAACAGAGTCATTTGCTATACAAAAATCATCTACCATTTTTTTGGATGCCATCATAGCCCGAAGAGCCTCAGGATTTTCAACACCCTCTTGTTTAAAGAACCCTCCAATCTCTCTAAGCGCGGCTATTCTTTTAGCCTCTTCCTCTGCTGCTTTGTCAGCGTCCAAAGCATCAGCAGCGCCAATCGCTTTATTTGCAGCATCTTCACCCCCTGTATCAGCGTCCGCAACAAATTTACCTACGAATAGTTGAAATCTTTTTGGATTTGCTTGAAGCGCGGGAGAAATACTGACCGATGTTCCATTAATTATGCCCACTTCTCCGTTGAAGTTACCAGATTGAGCTTTGATTACTTTGAGGGGTTCTGCTTTTTCAACTTCCTGAGGATCATCACCTCCATCAACAGAGGGCTTCGCCGCAAAATCTTCAGGAGCGACTCGCGTTGTCTGTGTCTTAGCAGGAACAGCATCCGATTTCGAGGGTGGCCCCATATAAAATTGAATAGGCACACCTATCCCTGTTTTAAGAGTAATTTTTTTAGCGTTAGTACCTTTCTGAATCTCAGCCAGGTGGGTAGTCATAAAGGATTGAGCCAATGAAGCACCGTCAGATTGTTGCTCCTGATTAACCGAGAGCTTGTCCTCAGAGTCTTCTTCTTTTTTATCCGACTTCTTCTTATTATCCTTGTCATCGGCCTCTGAGATATACCTCAGCTTAAAGGTTCTTTTCTTAAGTTTGTCGTAACTATCCAGCAGTTCAGAGAAGTAGTCCATATTACATTATAGATGATTGGAATAAGGCCCAGTCCGTGGGTGTCGTAGACTGGGCCTTTTTTAAAACTTTAATTACGAGAGATCAATCAGGGTTGGCGTAGTCATAAGAGTTCATGAAATCATACTTGAATGAAACAACGACCGTGTGGAAATCATTTGTGGCATAATTGAACTCTGCCGCAGACCACTTACTAGGATACACTCCGTATAGTTCAATTGTGGAGTGAGGTGTCATAGTGTTATCAAGCATGATGACCTCTACCTTGTCAGCTTTAAAAGTAGACCCCGCTCCTCCCCCAGGCTGAGAACTCTTCGTCATTTCGCCAGTGATAGGATCATAGGTATGCTTGAAGAACTTCCACAGATCGGAAGCAGTCTCACGAAGATAGAGATTGTCGAATGTAACTACGAGTTCCCCTGGTTTATTTTTACCTGGGTAGAAGACCTGATCGTTAACTCTGTTAATAGGGATAGCTTCATTAGCAAACTCAATCCCGCTTATTTTCTTAGCAGCGAGAGTGAGATCACTTTGGTTTGTTATGTCTGCGGGAAGACCAAAAAAGTGAACCTCGAACTGGTATGCTCTTACTGAATCTAAATCAGTAGAGATGGTAGGAAGACCTTGCCCTGGGGTAAAGTTCCTGTCGTATTTATTTTTGTAATATGATGTTGTCATTATTATTTATTCTCCTAGAGATTGCCGAGATCGGCTGCTTGATTGGTGAGGTTGATTTCAAAGATAAGAACCTCAGCGGTCTTCGTAGGCTTGATGATAACCTTAGTCCACATTTCGCCTCGGTCAATTCTTACTGAGGTGTTAGTCGTTTCGTCACAAACAACTCGGAACTCGCTGATTCCTCTACGTCTACGGATATCGTCAAGGAAGGGGTTGATCCTTCCTTCTATTTGTGACCAAGTGAAAGTATCATTTGGTTCGAAGACGTAGCTCTGACAAGAGTTAACAATAACCTTTCTGACATAGATCATCAACCTTCGAACATTAATCCTATCCAGCGCAGTTGCCTCCCTTTGAGAAGTTCTTTGACCGAAGATTGTAATACCTTGTTGAGGGAAATTGACAATCGGGTTGATGCAGTTTCCACCACTGTAAAGGCTGTCTCTGTCGCCTTGGTTGAGTTTAACTTCAACCTCCGTAGGCTTGGAGAGCTTACCTCTTTGGAATCCAGCAGGAGCGAACCAGCTATCAGCCACAGCATCGGTGTAAGCAAACTGTCGAGCGGCAAAGATTGACGGATCATACCATCTATCCTTTCCATCGAAGGTGCTGAATACTTTGACCCAAGGCCAGTGAACCGCAGCGTATGAGTTATTGATCGCAGAGCTTCTGGAACCAGCGGTGCTTGTTGATTGTCCGTTAGTCCAAGCAATAGCGTCACTCACCGTTCCGATACCGTAAGGAGGAGAGACAAGAGCCATAAAGTTCTGGCTCGTAGAGGCCAGCGAAATTAAGCTATCCTGAACAGTTTGAGTTTGAACTCCAGGAACAAGAGCGATACCAACATTCAATACAGGATCATCAAGAACCTGCATACCTGTCTTGGGCTCAACAGAGGCGTTTCCAATGAGTGCATTTGCAGGAGCATCCCCTGTTCCTACACCATTGTTTCCACCTGCTAAAGAAGTGGCAGTAGATTGAAGAAGTTTATTCCAAATTCCTCCGTTAGTAACCACTAGATTATTTGCAACAGCAGTTCCTGTTCCTGTTGGATTAGTGACTGGATTTAGGAACTGAGTAGTCATCTCCAGTCCTGTGGTTCCTGCCATAGTTGCCATGTTAGTGAACCAAGTTGTTCCAGCAACAGCAGTCGTAGGCTGGTCATCAACAATAATATTACCTTTGATAATATCGGAGGTAAGGTTAGTGGCTCCTGTGTTAATTACATTCTCAATCCACGCACCAGAACCAACTAGACTTACTTTGAAAGTTTCTTGGGCTGTGCCGTCTTGATTGATAGCTACGCTCAAATTCTGTCCACCCAACGGGCTTACCGTCACAGAGTTACCACTAACGGTTCCATCTGTTCTAGTTCCAGCATCATAACCTGCTCCAGGGTAGAGTGATTCCACTTCATAAGCAACCGAATTTGTGCCTGTTGCCATATAAGAAGCTCCATAAACTCTAACCGCTGAAGCAAGAAGACCTGAGACTCCATAGTCAGCCTCGGCATTCAGAGTAGAGGAAACAGCAACCAGAGCCGAGACACCGTTGTCAGGATCGTATGAGGTTCCACTGCAAGCTGAAATGCCCAAAGAGGCTCCTGACCCAGCGAAGCTACCAACAATAGCTCCCGAAAGGTTAAGACCCGCTGTTAAAGATCCAGGCCCCACAACCACTCCCACCTTATCGGAGTCTAAGTCTCCACCGATAATTTGTTTAAGTGCTGCTGCCTGACTAGTTGTTGAAGTGCCTTCAGGAACGGAGAAATCTCGTCCTGCACTATTATTATCAGTAAACTGAGCCGTTCCATCGTTGTCATAAGATTGAATACGGAAAGTAATTGCTCCACCGAACTGAGAGCTACCAGTAGTTGTGGATCTCTTAACCCCCCACCCATTCAGTGCCATATCCGCAGCGGTAGTAGCGCCTGAAACAATAACAGCAGGGCAGACCCCCATACTCATGGTAGCCGAAGCATCAGTAGCGGTAGTGGAATCAGAGGCTCTAATAAAGTAAAGCTGATTAGTAGTCTCTAAGATCTCTAATGCTCCTTCAAGAGCTTGCCCAGTAAGAGACTCAGTAGGTTCTCCAAATGTGCGAAGAAGCTGATTCTGGCTTGTAATTAAGGTAGCCTTGTTCGTCGGGCCTTTAGGCGCAAAGCCAACAATCCCCACCACTGAAGTGTTGATTGATGGGGTGTATTCTGAAATATCTTTTTCAATGGTGTAGACACCAGGGCTTACATAATTTGCCATAATTTATTCTCCTAAGCGTTTGAAATCTTAAAAATTTTCCGTCTGTGTAATGTTTGGATTTGTTCTGTCACATAAGTTTCAGGAACCATGATACTTTCTCCTGGCTGCATCCACTTCTCCTTACAACCCTTCTCCGTATTAAAATAAATGGTAAAGGCTTGTAGGCTGTCGTTTTTGATTAACTTCATAACTAATTCACTCCTTATTATCTACCCACTCAAGGGTATTTTTTTGATAACTTTTTTTATCCAGCAAACACATTAGTACTAACGCCTGTCATTTTTGCTGCTGCGTGGGCATTATCCCCATGTGAAGCAATGCTATCTTGCATTACCGATACCAAGGCTCCTTCGCAAAACACGGTCCCTGCTCCAGGACCCAGATCCAGCCCTCCTGCAATATCTACTCCGACTCTAGAAACTCCCAGACCATTTGCGAAAACCGTAGTGCTGCCTGTGATCGCATGACCACAAGAAGCCAAATCTCCCGACTTAACAACTGCAGCCATCAGGAAGTCTCCACTTTGAATTGAGTTATTTTTCCTGTAGAAGTAATAAGGAACTTAGGACTAGGAATATAAGTTCTGAGTATAAGGCTTAGACTCTTCTTAAGAACCCTATCCTCTTTGTCCGAGGCTGTAACAGGAGTGACATCATCTTCAGAAAAAATGAATGATTTAGCTAGAGTAGAAAACTTAGTAGGAACCTGCATCTCAGGATTAAATTTCAGTCTAACCTGCTCTAAGATTTGGTCCATATCAGCCATGTACTTACACCAAATGTTTAGTTGGTAATTTACATTCACAGGACGAGGGGCTAAACTCAATACTCTGTAAGCTCTTTCCTTGTCAGCGTCCCACCACTTCTCATTAATGAGAACACTCTCGTTCCTTCTACGCTCATCATCATTATCCGAAGTAGTTTGGGAAATAGATAGGATTGGAAGGATGATATTGTTTTCTTGTTTCAACTTAGCAACCGCTCGTTCCGCGTTTGCATGAATACATTGTATCCCTACAAACTTTTCTTCTGAGTTGATGTAACCAACATCATTGAAGGAGGCTATCATTCCCCGAAGAGAATCCTTGTACACATGGGATATAGTATTCTGAGCCTGTGTTAACCTATAGATCTCTTTACGAATCCAACCTTCTCGGGTAGGATAGCTTCGACTCTGGCTAGGGTAAGACGCTGCATTCCAATTAACGTCAAGCCCAGTAGTGGTAAAAGAAACATTTGGTGAACTTCCCCCTGCTGACCACGGGGGGCCTTCTAGAGTAATAATACTCCCACCAGCGGTCCACCCATACTCTCCCGCATAATTTCCATTGCGAGTGACTGCGGTTAAACCTGCTGAGGAAACGGGAAAATGAAAATAAGGGTATGCTCCATCTCCGTAATAAGTAGGGTTTCCAGATAAGCCTACTTGCCAGGATAAGTTTGCGTCTACCGTAGCTGATGCAGCAATTGTTACACGGACTTGATCACCTTTTTTAATGTTTGCTAGATGATTGTACCAAGAAATACCTGATATATCTTTAACAGTAACAACCATTCCTGAAACCGCTGTAATAGGATTACCGTTGTGATCAGTATCAGTAGTATAATTACTATTTAAGGCGATCCAACCATCAGAGGTTGGAGTCATTAGACCTTGATAACTCTGCCAATGTCCTATACTAGAAAGCATCTTTCGCTCCAGCGTACCCACCAAGCTCTTCACTCACTTCCGTAAGAGGAGTGTCTTGGACATCAGGCGCATCACGAAGAAGCCTTGCAGAGCAAACTAGGTGGTATACACCGTATGCCTCAAAGCCATCCTCAACAACCTCAAAGATCTCATACATTTGGTTCTGGAACTGGGGCTTAATAACGTCTCCAGGAATTACAGAACGATGTAATTTCCTCTCAATGTAGCTTTTATTAAACGTAAACAACTGATCGTTTGTTAGCTCAAGACCAAATTGAGTAAGCTCTTCACTCATCGAAATAGGATCATAATGACCATGAACAATAATAGGTGCTTTAGCAACAGGTTTATCTCTAGCTTCCATGTACACAGGATCAAAATCTTCTGTCTGATAGTACTTATAAAAGAACATTTTTGATCCTGCTAGACGGATCATCTCGTCATCCACCAAATTAAACATATTTATATCAGGATTGGTCTGATCAAATAAGCTTAGAATGCTATCCTCGCCATCCAGATCGGGTAGCTCAGGTAGTTCTGTGGATACCTTGTAGTTCTTTCGGTTCAATTAATTATTCCTGGCTCAGGTTTTTCTGGGTGTTGTGGCTCCGAGTCCTGACTTAGAGGTGCCGTGACCTCTTCCTGTCGGCCTCTTTCCAGCGTCTCGCGCCTTCTTCTGTGCAAGAAGGTGTCCAGCATCAGGGTTCGCCCCAGGAACTTTAGCCTGAGTCCGTGCCGCTTCATCACTTACATCTGCCTGAACTTCCGTATCAACTGTTTTGCTAGAGGCTACTTCCGAAGCTGAAGTGCCCTTATATTTTTTCTGAACTGGAGAAAGTTTTCGACCTGCAACTTCATAAAGGATTCTTCCAATTCTGTGGTACTCTGTGTGAGATACAACAACCCCTGCTGCGTCATCTGCTGCCTTTGTTTTTTTTGATCTCTTTGAACCTGAAGGGCTTCTCTTAGGCTCATTTGATTTGCTTGTATCGTGAGGACCACCTCGACCATAAGCAGCAAACCTCGCTGTTGCCTTTCTATCCTCATCAGAAACTGGAGCGGTGTTTGGTCCACCCGTGGCTTCCATTAATTTTCTAACATAAGCGTTAGCATATCGTGTGTTGTCTTCCATAGTTTCATCCTCAGGCGAAAGCCTTTCTTTTGCTGTTGATAGGGTACGTTTTACTGCCTTCTTAGCTCCCTTCTTAGCTGCGCCTTTTGCAGCCCTTCCGCCAGCCTCTACAGCCTTTTTAGTTAGGGTTTCTGCAGCCTTAGTCGCGCCTCGTCCAAAAGTAGTAGCCGCTGTCCTGAGTGCTGCTGCGATTGCAGGAAGAACTTCATCAATTCTTTCTTTGTTCCATTGTTTATCCATAGTTTTAATATCCTTTTCGTACATTGCGTGATCCTGATCACCTTGTTGCTGTAACTCTTGAGACTTCTTGTTAGCGTCATTGCCAACAGGAACTCCCTCGTCACCTGCTGCATTTGCACCAGTTGTTTTATTTCCACCCGCAGTAAGAGAAAGCTTCTTAGCTCTCCTAGGCTTGGGGTTTAAAGGCTTCAAAGCCTTTTTCTGAGCGTCCATTTGAGTCTGACTAAAGCTTTGAGCTTCAGGAAGTCTTCCTTTAGGCCCAGAAGTGTGCTTTTTAAGTAGCTCTGCCTGCTTTGATTTAACGCCAGTTAAATTAAGTCTTCCACCACCTATGGTAGTACTAGTGCCTGTCTTACCCTTAGTTACATAATCACCACCCTCTGCCCCACGCACTCGCTTGGGAGCTTGTCTTTCGACAAGACTTCTAAGAGACTCTTTAAGTTTCTTTTTATACTTCTTGGGAGGATCTTCTTTCATCCACCTACCATGCTTAAAATCATCAGAAGCATTGTCATCAGTAGGTGAGTCATACCCTCTCGTATCATCTGCTTTAGGAGTTCTATATCCTTCTCTTTTCTCTTCTTTCTCCCAACAATCATCTTGAGAATCTTTAAGTTTCTTAGCGGGTTTTCCTGGTCCTGGTTTTACGACCTTAGAGGCAATAGCTTCCTTAAGCTTCTTACCCGAAGCATACCCTTGATTAGTAGAAGATTGGCAGATAGCGATAGCTGCACCTTCATCCTTGGACCTCTTTACTTTATCAACACATCGACTAACTCTTGTTCCTTTTGGCATAATTAAAACATGGTGAACACTGGTGGTTCTTCAATTTCTGAGAGAAGCTCTTCCTTTAGCTTATCCTTTTCCAACTCACTTGACTGCAACAAAGCAGTTCCGTTTAATACTGCGCCTCCTCCAGGGGATGGCAGTGTTCCATACTTTCCTCTAACCTCACCCAAAATTCCTTTAGCACACGCAACAGCATATCTTTGAATCCAATTTTTATAATAGGGATGCATTGTAGCCGTGTCTAATCCTCTGTAAACCAAAATAACAGGCTGTCCATTTGTAACAGGCACAGGATACAACTGAAGGACATTCCCATTAAGAAGATCCCAAGAACCGTCTTGGCTTAACACCTTCCTCATTGTCTCTAGGTGTTGCTGCATGAGATAAAAATCTGATATATTAAAGTTACTGAATAGGAAGTTGTCTTGGAAGTATTTGATAAAGAAATCAAACTCCAAACTGCCTGCCATATTCTGGATGCTAAGTAAAGATTTTTTATAAGCTACATAAGATAAGTTATTTGCTATCTGTAGAGGGAGAACATATTGGTTTGCTCCTGCTTGGCATTCAAAGGCAGCAATTTGATTACACCAGAAAGGAGCGTGATAATCTAATTGAGTGATGGCTTCATCAATTACTGTCTTTATTTGAAAGCTCGTTAACTCTACCCGAACAACGGGATGCCCCAAGCGAGCAAGAATAAAATCGTGAATTGTTTTCTCAAACTCAGTAAGCTCAATAGGATCTCCTAGGGTTCCAACATTGAGTTTGGAACCATCAATAGCAGTAGAGAAAAGCTTAGTATCACTTAGCTGATTCCCTCCATACTGTCCAAAGCTATCTCCATAGCTAAGTATTCTAGGATTAATCTTTACCATTTATCTGTTCCTTAGTGGTTTTTTTAGGAGGTCTTCCTATCTTTTTCGTTGGTAGCGGCTTACTTATAATTTCTAGGTTACGAGAGGTTACTAAAGTACAGGACTCAAATAACTCTCCAGGTCTAATCTCTATTACTTCCCCATCAATGTGAAGAAGCATGTTCCATCTACATTTGCTTCTATATTTATACATAATCCCTCTAGTGTATATAGGAAAGAGAAGAGGGTCAGAGGACAAAATTCCTCTGACCCTCTTGTTTATTTACTTTCTAAGTTAACTTAGGCAGTAGTATCCGTACCTAAGACACTGTTGTTTCTAGCGAAAGGCTGGAAGAGGAAGTTGCTGGTCGCACCGACGAGGCGAATGATTCTATAGAATCGGTTCATCGGTTCGATCTGCACCTTACCGTAACGAGTCAAGATTCCTTTCCTAGGCTGGAAGGACTCGGGATCCGTAATGGTCGGCAACTGCTGCAGCGGAATGTACGGGGCATAAATATAACCCGAATCCATTGCGTTCGCACCTTTGTAGCCCATCATGATTTCATCAGTCGGGTACATCGGATCAACGTACAGGTCGTAGCGACCCATAAACTTACCCTTATACTCGATTGAGTTCCTACCAATGTTGGTGGGACCATCAGGGGACTGGATGCCTCCTTCAAGCTTAGTAGCACTTTCGAGCATAGAAGCAACAAGGGGTGAGGTCAGAAGCCAGTTACCAGGACCACGCATCGTGGTACGGTAAATGTCCTGCGAAGCAAGGTTAATAATCGCAAGTAAGTTTGCGTATACCTCGCCAACGTGACGGGGATAAAGGTCAAGAGCAGTCGTGCTGAAATCACAGACAAAGATGTTTGAGTCAGTCTTAGCTGCACCTAAAGAAGTTGCAGTTGAGGTTCCTTGTCCACCATCGAAATCATAAGTGAATTGAGCGGGAACAAAAACACCTGTTGCAGCAGAGTTACCATCAAGACCAGGGAAGATACCATCGCTTCGGCTACCCAAGCTAATGTAACTAGCATCCATAAGATTCTGGTCAACACCACCGAGGTTCTTGTCACGAAGACCGTATGCAATCATACGGAGATCTTCGATAAGCTCACGGTCGATCTCAAGTTGAAGCTCCTTCGAAAGAAGGTCAGTAAGCTCCCGCTCAAGGTCAAGGTTGTGATAAGCCTTAAGGTCTTGAGAAGCCTCAAGAGTCCAAAGTGCTCTCATCTTACGAGTGTTAGCAACGACTGCTTCCTGCTCGATGTGGAAGGTCATCTCTGGGATGCCCGTTCCAGTTAGACGCTCACCACCTGAAAGGTTGTAGCCTCCAACGAAGTTCGGATTCGGCCATGCGCCGATTCTACCACCCATCGTACCTGAACCAGCACCAGCACCAACAATTTGGTTAACACCTCCGTTAAGCTCCGCTGCTCCACTCAGAGTTGCAAGGACGTTAGAAACGTCGAAGCCTGTTTGAGCACTGTCACCATCAAGACCGAAATTGGAGCCCTCTCCTGCGTCTGTACGGAAAGTACCTCCAGGTGTAGTGGTTCCAGGTGCATATTGGTCATCAATAGAACCAATAGCAGAAGCAACATTACCAGCATAGGTAAGGTTGAACTTACTGAAGACAGTTTGCCTGTTACCAGCACCAACACCACCATCCTTCGCACGGCTGTTGCCGAGGTAGAAGACTTGTGAGACTGGCCCTTGCATGGGCTGAACACCAACAAGGCTGTTGGCTAAAAGTTTCGGGTAAACCCGACGAACGAGAGGGAAGGCGAACTTCTGAAACGTACCAAGCTGACCAGTTGTGGTGGCAGCAGCGGTAATGGCCTCAGAAAGGCGATCCTCAACAATAGATTTTGCTTGGTTTTCTAGAAGCTGCGCTGTAACTCGACGGGTATAGTCATTATCAATACCTTCAAGCACGGGCTCCCACTTCTGGACAAGCGTTTCATCTTGGCGATGCATCATTTCCATATTTATATAATCCTATTAAGATTGGGAGAAAGGCATGAATTTCATGACCTCATCTGTTAAGAACTGATTCTCATAAGTTCTTTCTTCGTTAATCTCCTGATCTGCTCGGGAGATAACAACAGCTTTTTCAGATGAGGCGAATGCCTCTTCCTGGGAAGCTTCTAAATTCTCAACTTCTTCCAGAAGTTGCGACTTGTGACCTTCAAGCTCTTCCACCGTTTGTTCGGTGATAGATACTTTGTTGTCAAGAACTTTAACTGTGTTTTGAAGTTTGTCGTTTTCGATAACAAGTGAATTCACCTGCTCCGTTAAAACATCAAACTCTTCCTGAAGCTCACCATGTTGGTTCGTCATTTCAGAAAGAGCACTGTCTTCATCGTCAGTATTAAGCTCTAAGGCCATTAAAGTTCTTACTGATTCAAAGAGTCTCGCATTGCGATACACTTCGTTCTCTTCCGAGAGTTCAGTAAGAGCTTGTTCTTTAAGTTGGTCAATCTTCGTGCGAAGATAGGCGTTCACTTTCGCCTCTAAAAGACCAATTTTTTCATCCACCTGATCATTGATAGTGGAATCGACGAGGCTAAAAATAGCCTCTACCGTTGATTCATCCAATCCCTCAGGAAGAATTTCGGCAATATTTTTTAAGTTACTCATATTAATAGTCTCCTAGGTTCTTCTATATGTACAGCAGAAGGTAATAAAATCTACTTTTTTATTTAAAATGTAGGTGTTAAGGTCGGGTACTTCCCTGCTCCCTCTTGTCTTGCGTTTCGTCTTGAGTTACAAGGGCAGTCTTTTTACGTGGTCCTCCACCGTAACCCCTTCTTCCGTACTCTCCGCTCTTCAGCTTTCTGGTTTTTGGTTTAGCTTCATCTTCTTTCAGGTGCATCATCTCAGCGAGCATGTTACCAATTTGCTTATAGGATGTGTGACCCAGGTCTAGTTTTTGTTGAGGGGTAAGGTTAACCTTTTTACCACTCTTACGCTCTCGTCTAGCAATAGCCTTAGCTGCAATATCCTTGTCCTCTTGAGATTTTACTCCCGATCCAAACTCACCTGTCTTTCCTGCGCTATCTGATCTTGCTGCCGCTCTTACGTTCGCAGTAGCTCGTCTAAGCTCTTCCTTGCCTGCCACCTTTGCACTATACTTATCCTCGTCACTCATCTTAGGCTTTCCTTTAGGCTTTACTTTACTTCTGTCTCTCAGAGTTCCAGGAACCATACCCTGCTGCCCAGGTGTTGCTTGAGGTATATCGTCACGTTTGGGCACTGCGGCTGGTGGTTCTGGATTCGCTCCAAATCTCCCCCTAAGTCTGTCCAAGACTCCAGGTTTTTTCACGGGTGGCTGCGCGATCCCTGCTCTCTTTCTCAGAAGATCACTGCTTTTCTGAGAGTACCGTGCAGACCCTGCTCCACCTAAGCCTAACTTAGCTCTTAAACCAACATTACCTCCAGCCTCGCCTCTGCGTCTAATTCGAGAAGCTTGAACGTCTCCCTGTGCCTCTGCCCTCTTACCTGCTTTGATCCTCATACGGTCCCTGAAACCAGGTCCTTTCGTTCCCACAGCTTGAGGGGTTATTTTTTCTTTAGCTCGTTCTAATCTCTCTTGATCCGTCTCAGTCTCAAAGGCTTCAGCTACTTTTTTTTTACCCATCTTCTTAAAGGTTTTAGCTAGATTATATCTTTTAGACCCAGGAGGGCATGTAGGACCACCGAATTTGTCTCCCGTGCAGACTCCTTCAGTGCCTCGCTTCTCAATATCTTTTTCAGCATCTTGAATCCAATTGTCTTCATCTACTTTTTTTTGAGTAGCACCAGCCTTTGGGTCTTCATCTTTTGGGTCTTCATCTTTTGGTTGTCCACCTTTTGGTTTTGTAGTAGCACCAGAAGCTCGACTGGCCCAAAGAGCCTTTCTTCCTTTTGCTGTTTGTCCTGGCTTTAATGGCCCAGGCGTTGATAGGTCTTCAACTAAACTAGCCACAATCATTTCAGCAATTCTATGCCAGTGACCATCAGCTTTAACTAATTCTAAAGCTTCTTTTGTTGTGGCTGGCTTTGGTGGCTGCTTCCTCTCACCCGCTAAAGCTTTCTCGGTAGCAAGCTCTTCCGCAGTCTTCGGCTTTCGCAATTTTGAACCTTGCTGCTGAGTTTGAGTTGCTATTTGCCTCAGACTTCTTGGCGAGCGTGACTCATCAATCCAAGGCTGATAAGCTTCTTTCATTTTAGACTCAAGCATCGTAACAAAGTTGCTTTCTTTGGTAAGCTTCCCTTGTGTTTCTCTAGCGTACTTTGATTCAGTAGATTCTGATAAGCCAGGATATGCACCTCTGGTTGACGGGTCAGCAACAAGATCAAAAGTTACAAGACGAAAATCTTCGTTAACAACCTTCTCACCAGTCTCGTTCTCAGATAAAGTCCCCATTCCTCTAGAGGAAATTCCAATTTTAACCCCACCGTTTACTAGGGCAGCAGCAGTTAAGCCAGCGGGAGTCTTTAAAATCTCCGCTTCACCAATAAGCTCATCGCCCTTCATTTCAAGCTTGGTAATTAAGTGAGAAGCATTCGACAGTTTAACTGTATCATTTTGTGGGTGATCAAGCTCACCACACAAACGTCTTTCCGAGATCATTGGTTGTACTTTAGCAAGTTGTGATTCTAAAACAGCAGTAGGGTAAATCCTCCCATTGTTATTCTTCTCATTGCATCTCCCAAAGACCCCTTTGATCCTCATCTTGTCACTAGACTTACCTTCACTAAGCACTTGTAAGTTTTCAATAATAAATGTGTCTTGTAATAATTGCATTTTATTCTCCTTTGTCCGTTCGGCCATCCTCTCCACCGATTCCTTTTGCTTTCTTAATAGATCTACTACCGTACTTAGCAGCCAGCTTCCGTGATCCCTTTCCATGCCGCAATAAAGTACGAGCGGCATGCTTTTTTACGCTGGCAAAGTCTGAGGATGGGGTAGAACTGCCAGGGGTGAACCCTTTTGCGATTTTACCTCGGCCACTCTTTGAGCCCCATTTACCCTTTGAAATAACATAAAGTCTACCCGCAGCAGTTGTACTAAAAATTTGTCCTACCGAACCTGACGCTAAGGCAACCTTAATGCTATCATAAGTTTTCACTCTCCCCTTAAACGCTTTCTTTTTTTCTTTCTTTTTCCCTCCAGAAGTGTACTCTTTCCGTCCTGGTGAATCACCAGTCTTTCTTTCCTCTAGATGTTGAAAAATGTCAGTCAGTTTCATTTCGTTTTGAGAGCCTATTCTTGATGGATGCCTTAAGAACTGCTTTTTTAGTGGAGTCTCCAGGAAGGTCTGCTTTCTTGGTGGACTTGTAGCCATAACGCTTTTCCATGCTTTCCCAAGAATCACTATCCTTTTGGGGTCCTGCTATGCTAATACCAATGTTTCCGCTGCCCGTCACAGCCGCAGTCATCTCCTTAAGAAGACCTTTAACTTCTTCCAATAAAGGAACAAGCTGTTGTGCGGTCTCTTCGGTTAATGATTGTGGCTCAGGCTCGGGATCATGTCCGTCTGGATCAGTCCAAACAAGCTCAGGAATCTCGGCTTCTTCAATCACAGGAGCCTTGGAAACATACTTATCTCCTAGGATCTCTTGCATAAAAGAATCAGGCACTTGAGTTCGTTGGATATCCTTCCCAGCAGGAGCCAAGCCTTCTTGAATGCGCTGCGAAGGGGGTAAGGCTTTTCCATTTTGAACATTACTTACCTCTCCTAAAACTAATTGCTCGGCAAAATCGCCAATATTATCCATGATAAAACTCCTTTACCACTTACTCTTCTTCGTTTTGAAGAAGAAGTTCGGCAATAGTTTCATCAATAACGGAATCAATGTCCTCATCACCCTCTTGGAGTTGTGAGAGACGATCAACAAGACCGACAACAATATCTAAATGCTCAAGAAGGCGCTCTTCGTCGATAGCTTCAGAAAGCTCTGACGCGCAGAGGGGGCAAGCGTGTGCTGTTTCCTCTTCACAATTCTCGTAATCCCTCCTGCCTTTTCTAGTCTTGGATTGGTCGCCTCTACGGTCGCCGCCATCCTCGTAATCCGTGGCTTCGGAGTCATCCTTGTCCTTACCTTTGTCGCCTTTGCTTGCGCCTGTGTCCTTCGTCTTCTTCTTCTTCTCGTTAATGACCTCTTCATCGAGGCGAGGTGTAATACCAGCCTTGCCCCATGAGGCAGACTCGATTAACTGTGCGCGAAGTTCATCGCTTAAATTCATGTGATTCATAATAATGTCCTATAAAGGGTTGAGATTTCTTAATCTCTACACTTATCTAGCGTTCTACAAGAAAGAAGTATGTTTTATTTTACAATTTGTTAGGTACGTGGTACACGCTGCCTATCCATAGCGGCGAACGCTGGGCCAGCAGTAGTGGGAGAAGAGATTTTGTAGCCTGTTGCCATACTCTTAATAGGAGGGAAGGTGTCTTCTCCCGCAGTTGATCTCCTTTGGATTAGCTGTGTTTTTGTGTTCCCCAACCGTGCGCCAGTGAATGCAGTAGGTTCAAATACTTTTACATTCTCTATTCCTCCCTTCTTAATGAAGGGGAATAGCAAAGCATAATTTTCTATGGAAAGAAATTTACAAAACTCCTTTAGATTTAGTCTACTAATAACATCAAAAGTGGTCAGACTTCTCCCTAAAGAGTCCCAATCCAGGATATAATTATTATTTAATTCAGTAATAATCTCTTTGATTACCCTAAAGGTAGTTTTAAGTTTAGGAGGATTAACCTCCTGAGCAGATCCCAACTCTATATTATTTTTTCTGTATCCTGTCTGATACACTTTGGCATCAGGAGATATTCTAGTAATCCTATTCTGAGTAGAGTAATTTCCAATAGCATCGGGATAATCTGTACCTGTTAATACCACAGGTGCAAATGTATTCTGCGTACCGTTATTGAATTCAGGAGCCATTGTAGGGCCAGTTCTTATAGTCCTAGAGGATATTCTTCCCTTCTCATAAGTAATAAGGTTAGACTTAGAGTTCAGAAGATTATACTCAGGCCTATTAGTAGGGTATACTATAACGTACCAAGGAATCTGCCTAACTAAAAGTGGTGTAGCCTTGATAGTTTTAGGCGCATCTGCGAGGATATCCGTTTGCTTCACCTGTAATTCTCCTGTAGACTCGATATAATCCAGCATTCTATCGTCATCATCTAAAGTATAGATTCTAGAGTTTGCCTTGTATCTAATGTATTCGTTAACTTCATCCAGACCAGAAGTAGTACTAGTGTCCATTAACTGATAAGTAAGTGTTGTATTCTTGAGGAGATAGGACCCTTGTTCACTTGGTTCGGTAACAACGGAGCTTAAAACCGCACTCAGAACGTAGAAGTTTTGCCTAGCGGAGCTAAGAGAGTAATTAAACTCGATCTCACTAGAGACATCTGCGCTTACCGAAAGAGTCCTAGCGGGGTCGCCCCCTAAAAGGCTAACAGCTTTCATTCTTACCCTCTCAGGCAGTAGAAAAGCGTGATCTATTTCCGACTTACAGAAAAATCTTTTAAGGACCCCGCCTACTTTAACCTCTACAAAGTCCCCATCTTGAACTTTAATACTGCTTCGATCCACTAAGGTATTATCGTCTTTAATATAAAACTTTTTGAGATCACCATTTGCAATTCGAATTTCAATATGTTTGTCCACATCAGTAGCAAAAACTTTCCAATTAGGAAGGATCCAACGCCCCTTTCCTTGGCTCCTAGCGGGATCTAAAGAATAGTAATTTCGTTCAATATAAGCTAAAGCTGCTACTTCATTTACTGTATCAGAATTACTTCTAATTATATCAAAATTTTGTAGAGCCTCACTAGCCTCGGCATACTTACGGAGGAGTTTCATATTAACATTCCCTAAAGTCCCATCTAATACTCTACTACCAATCATGGAAAATATTTGAGAAATAGTTAAAGGAGTTCCGTCATAATTTTTTATTTTTGAAATATAAGCTCTAGCTTCGGGCTTTAAACTTCTTAGTAATGAATTTAATGTTACGCCCCTTGTCTTAGTGGAATCCCAGTCACGAATCTGGTCGATATTATTTACGATATAGGCTAGATTTTCATCAATTTCCTCGTTAAATAGATCAGAACTCCCTGTATTGTTGGGAATCATCTTAGAAGTTTTTGGAGTGAGTGTGTACGCAATATCACTATCCATTAATCCTTGGGGATTATTCTCCATAATAGAAGCTTGTATAGAAGGATCGTTGAGATCAATCCTATTGTCTTTAAGGGCTTGCGAAATAATAGTACTTTGAGAGATATCTTTTTCTTTCTGGGGCAACAAACCCGCTCCAACTCGTTTTATAATATTCCTAATAGATAATGTGCTCCCTGTCGATCCATCATCTCCAGCCCCAACAGCCAAAGTATCAACCCAATGGATACGAGCAGTTAGAAAAAAGAATCCGTAACATCCTCCCTCGCCGCATTCCCCTGCAGGCCAAGGGTTCACCCAATCACATTGCCAGTGAGCCTCAGTTATTTCCTCATTACAATTAGCAAGAGGAATGCCATTACAAGGTTCTCCATTCCATTCAACTCCTGGTCCGAAATCAGCGGTAAAGTTCTTCATACCTATAAGTCCAGTCCCGTGTTGAAAAAGAATATTTTCAAAGCCCGTTGGGGTGGGAGCCCATCTACTAAAATAAGGGGGATTTATAGTTACAGGTGGCTCATATCCCCCGATATTTGCGTTAAAAGTACCGCCAACTGCCACTCCCGCTCCATTTAGATCCCATTTGAGTGGAGTAAATACAGAGAACAACTCACCTGTGGGATTCTGAGATCCCCTATACAAAGTAATATCAACAAACAATTCCTCTCCGTAATTCTCTCCAGACTCACCAAACCCTGGAACTATATCTCCGTTTCCTAAGTTTATTACAGGATTCCCAAGATTTGGGCCTTCGTTTTCGCAACAATCTGTATTGCCTTGGTTCTCATAAGTCCCACCACAACCCCATGCCCCTTCTAAATAATTATCGAACGAGGGGTCTGGGCAGCCATCAAGAAACTCACAGCAATCAAAATTTGAGGGATCGTTTTCATCACAACCATCAGCAGTCTCATCAAAATTAGTTGCTTCAGGCACAGAACAGCCTACTGTAAATTGGCCCCCTGGAGTAATAACTCCTCCACCAAAAGGCCCTGTCGATTCTTTTGGACCTGTAGGAGGAAAATCAATTTCCTGATCATCAACTGGTTTCCCAGGAGGGACACCCGTGCCATCCAAAGGAGTATCTATATCGAGAACATCAATGCCTCCCGTGGTGTCATCAAGGTTAAAAGGTCCTTGACCAGGAAGAAAAGTGCCACAACCAAAAGTTATTTCAGGCCCATAGTTGATTTGTGAGTCGGGGCTCGGAGACATATTTAACTCGTTCTCAAGGTTATCGTCTGGTCCGTTCCGTTAAGGTTTCCATAATGGAATGCAGCCTGACTAATGGGAATTCCTTTAAAGTTCCAAAGTACCGTAGGATAGGTGCATAACCCCATCCTCGGGTTCCCTAAGTAGCCTTGACCTGCGGTAGTGCTATAAGGATCTGTGTTCGAAGCAAGAATAGTGGATACAGGAACCACAAAAGCACTGAAACGTCCCCCATCCCTTGCCGAGACAGTTACACTCGCTGTTGTCTTCTTTTTCTTAGAACTGCTAGTCACTACAGTGGTTTGGTAGGGAGCAGGAAAAGTAGCAGTTGCATTAGATTCAAGACCAGTCGTAGGTGTTGCAGCAAAAGCAACATAGATTGTAAACTCATCCCAACCCTTTTCAATCCAATGTCCTGTGTAGCTTGCAGGACCAGAACCTCCCCTATAGGTCTGGGGAAGACAATTTAAAAAGTCTACATCAACCGAGTAGTCTGCGAGCCAGGTCGGCCTCTGGAATTTAATCTTTTTAGAGATATAATGGAAAGAAGTGCTAAATCCTTGAGTGTCAACACCATAAGGGCCTGTGCTTCCGTAGTTGCGTACACCTTCAAAAGTATTAAGCTCCTCAGGGTCTCCACCAGCGTGAAGTCCTTGCTCATCAGTTGCCTGAGAGTTGCTTGCAGCATTACTTCCCCTGATGTTATCGCCAAAGAAAGTATTGATCCGATCATTAGGGTATGTTCCCTTACCCTCAATATCTCCTTGAATACACCATTGAGCTAAATCCCAGTCGGGGTAAAAGGGTATCTGAACAGGAGCAGATTCACTCGCATAAGCATAAGTACTTTTAATATATGATCTCAACGCGGCTGGGTCACTACCGTGAGTGGTTTCATAAAAGTTATATAAAGCTCCTTCAGGCCCGAAATTATATCCACCAAAAACATAACCCGTTGCCAGCGTCATTTGGTTGTTTCTCGTCATCCCATTGACCCCATCCTCCAAGCTCCCAATTCGGGTATCTAGGGGATCATAAAGTTTTCTAAGTTCGTAGTCCAGTTGTCCTTTCCCTACGGCTGGGTTCGCAAGCGATAGCTGCGGGAAGGCTGCGGCAATACCCCCTCTTTCGTTATAGGTTAATTCAGCCGTTCTAAAGAAGGGTCGGATATCAACAACATCGTTTGGAGATACAAGAGTAGAACCATTCTGAACCCATACATACGCAACAGGCATAATCGACTGACCCACCAATTCATAAGCATTTTCCTCTAACTGCTCCGAGATCAGAGGAGCTAAGTTTAAAATGTCATCAGGAGAGGGGAAGCTACCTCGAATATCAAATTCGATATCATTACCAGAGGCTGCCGTGAAACCCATAGTGCTGTTGTTCTGATCCCCAGGAGCCGCTAGGATACTAGGAGTATCCCCTGTGCTGGTAATATAATCTTGAGAAAAGTTAGACGTTCCTTGGAAGTTGGCTCTAATACCTGCTCCTTTTACAATGCCTAATTGAGGAGTGGTAATTTTTTGCTTACCTCCACTTTTTAGAATATTAACTCCACTCATATCTACAGGCTTACTGTAGATAAAGACCATATCTACTCGACTCTGCACCCCATCAACAGAGGTAGAGGTCCCATCAGAATTTGTATACATAAAATCATCAGGATCAAACGTAGGGACTTCAATTCTAAGCTCTGAAGGAATATCAACAAGAGATAAGCGTGAGACACCCCTCCATCTTTTGATAAAGTAACTCTCAGTTCTAGGAAATTTAGAAAAACCACTGTTCGGATCCGTAATCTCAAAGCTAGG